GCTGAAAGCTTTCCGGAACCCCCAGCCTAGCTGGGGGTTTTCTGTGCACAAAAAACCCTCTGTAGTAACAGAGGGTTTTGTTCATTCATAGTGCAGGGTCAAATCATTCCCACTCAATTATTTACGATAACCATAACCAATTGAGTGATAACATTTTTCCAAATCTCAATTTTTATCGTACCGTTTTATATACCGTCACCGGAAATCAGTACCATGAAAAATGCCATGCTATCTGGTCAGGGTGTCGTACTGTTTTTCACAGACTCTTCCGGCTTCGGCTGCCCGGTCAGCATACTCTGCCAGTTGTCTGTTTCTCTCGAGAGATTTACTGAGCACGTCGGCAAGCAAAACTCCGGTGTCTGCGGCTGACGTCCCAGCGCCGACAATGGCGTTATACTGCCTGAGCTGCTCACGGATGGCAACGAGCTGTTGCTGCAACCGGCCAGCGCGAGCGGCAGCATCAAGAGCATCATTGCGCGCCTGGTCGATCCTCTGCTGCGCTTCACGTTCATTGATCGCTTTCTCCTGTTCGTAGTGCTGACGAATTCTCTCATCTTCGGTTTTGCGGTCTTCTTTCGCCTGCGCATACCCGGCGTCGTACTGACGACTGCCGTGTACACTCCAGGCAACAACTCCTGATATGACCAGAACAGCAAGCACCGCCATGATAATCAACTGTTTCCGGTATGCTTTTACGAATGCCCAGATCATACCGCCAGCACCTTACTGGCATTGATGTATCGCGCGCGCCGGTCGTCGATGCCGTTCCGGCCACCATTGATAATCAGAGTTACACGTGCAATATCGCCGGTATACTTCATGCATCCTTTGCTGGCAAAGAACCACGCCGCGCTACGAGCCGCGTATTCGTCCTGCGCCAGCAGTTCAGGACTCTCCAGCAGGTCAACCTTAAGACCGTTTCCACAGTCACGATAGTTATTCAAACCGGTAACCTGGATAAGCCCGCGCCCACGGTAGTTCCAGCCATCACCAGGGGCATTGTTCCCCATGCGTTTGCTGTACACCAGATTGGCAATCGCTCTCTGGCGCTCAAGTGGCAATGGTGGTTCGCCTGCACGTCGCCCCAATGCGTTGGCCTGTCCCTGAGTGAGACGCCCAGCCCGAACAAAGTTAGCCAGTCCGCTGACGCTGTAGTTGAAATTCTCCTGCAACCGGGTGAAGCCTCCAGACTCATGCCCGACCTGAGCAATAAACATAGCCTGATCTTCTGGTTTGCTGATACCAAACTCTTTCATCGCAGAAGTTATATGCGAGAACCAGCGTGCGGCCAGTGCCTCGCTGATACCAGCAGCTCGCTGGAATTGTTTAATCTCCATGTTTAGACCTCGATACTTTGAAAATTTGAACGACGTTACCGCGCGTTTTAATAACCGCAGCTAGCATGACAGCGTTGATAATGACCTCAGATAAATCCACAGCCATTGGCGTACGTAACCAGATTGCATAGGCGACACGAACAGGAATACTGGCCGCAGCAACAATCAGGAAATAAGCAAGCCATCCTCCCCACCTTCGGTGTTGAGAGCCGTTACGCCGGAATGTGACAACGCGAATTGCTATGCCAGTGCAAATAACTGCATTGGTGATAAGCAAAAAAAACTCATGCGTTACCATCGTCTTTTCTCCCCGGAATTAACTCGCGTGGATTATCGGAACGGTGATAGAGCCATATACCAATACGCACAGCGACAATTGCTGACACGAATGCGCCTGCAGAGAAAACAATCCCTTTTTCAAAAGAGTCCTGCGTGATGGTAGGGATCAGGCTGGCTATGCCGATAAGAATTGATGCTGCTGGTTTGTAAAAGAGAAGGCCGCAAAGAAAGCTGAGCATCGACAGGAGCACCCGGCGACGGATGGGGTACTCTACTGCAGAGGTAACAAAAATTACCGCTCCAGCCAAAGCACCCAAAGCAACCTCAGGAGGAACTCCTGCTATCACCGCCGCCAGAGAACTCATGCTAAGCCACTGATTTAAAGTTTCACTGGTTAGTTGAGCTGACATGTTTTCCACCGTTTATATGCATAACAACCTCCTGAACAGTAAAGCATTACGCATAATAAACCATTTATGGTTTTTTGTTACTTTAACATCGTCAATTCCCTGTTTTTCATGCCGAGAATAAAGCTCACCTTTTACATGACTCTGAAGAAACAAACAGTGAAGAGCAGGTTGAATACCGCACCATTTAATGGCGCGGTAGCAGTCAAATAGAGAAATAAACACAAAAACAAAAAACAACAGGAACAGCAAAATCCAACAGACTTCCCACATCCCACACGCGTGGATCAAAACCTCCCCACCACGGCATGTTGATACGTTTCCCTTTCCCAAACTTTTCTATCCAGCGATATTCTGCCTGGGTGTGTTCACGCGCAATGAAGAACGTACAACCGGCTATCGCACCGTAAGCCCAGTTTCCGGTAAAAATACCAACCAGTACCTGAGCCACAAAAGCGCAAAGCGAGTGAAGAAATGGAGTGACATCAATGCTCTTAATCATGAAACTTCCCCATTGGTTGAAAATATGGCTCCTCCAACGCCAAGTGTATTTCGTGTTGTGCTCAACCTCAGAGGGCTGGAGTCAGAATTAGAATATCCTGTAGCAGAAATAAAAGATCCTCCACTAATAGTCAACTGCGGAACATCGGCTATATCTGAATAAGTTCTGTCAGCAACAGTATTATTTATAGCCACATATGATCCAAAAAAACTTCTTATTGTTTGGTTTTTAACTTTACTTCCTTCAATGGTTATCCTACTACCACAGTCGGCAATAAATCCTGAATCTGCATCCAGCGTTGCATTCATAAAAGAAGCTTCAGCTCTCTCTACATCAATCCATCTAATATCTTTTGTGGGATTTGCACCAAATACATGACAAATATTAGAGTTAAACCTTACACCATCTTGGAGGTGCATTAATTTTTTTATATCTGTACCCCATAGCCTTGGAAAATTAACAGATGCTCCTGCATGGCAATCAAATCCCAGCTCAGCCCCTGAGATATCTACAGCCTTTCCTGAAATAACAGCACCAGTGTCTGCATTAACGGCTGTTCCACAATTGCGCATATCATTACCAGCAACATCAACGCAACCCGCACCATCAATACGCACACCAAGTGCACATCCATAAAAACCTTTTTCAATATTTGGTTCAAGGACTTTACCACTTGTTTCTGCATCACTTTCTTCAACGTCATGTCGTCTTGCATCAACATATGCTGTATGAATGCAGGTTAATCCACGATATGAGCAATGTATAGTTTTATGGTCGCGTATATTAACATTTGAACCATCTCTTACATTCCATCCTATATAACAATAGCTTGCACTTGACCCCTGAAAATCTGCTTTAACATTATAAATACAATTAACTGACGCAACCGTACTCTCTGTGCACCGTTCAAACTTGCTTACAGGCATTGATGCCTTGACATTATTTACCAGTTGCAGGGAAGAGTATCTGCTATAAGAAAAATCACATACGTAATACCCTTCTGGCATATATGCAGCAACACTTTCCTCATCAGGAGCACATCCGGTATGATATGCACTAATTTTTGCACCAAAACTACCATGAATTCCAACGTAGAACTTTCGAGCACCTGAATACGGATAGAAATTAAGTTCAGCTTTTTGAGTTACAATAAATGCACAAACATCGCTATCATCTCTATTTTCTTCGATCTGAATAGCAAATACAGGACTTTTTGCTGCATCGCAAATGTAAAATAAATACTTGTATTCGTAATACGTTCTAACGATTTTAGTAAACAAACGAGTGTCAGAGAAAACCACTGAGTCTTCTGATGTTATTTTAATCCAAGACAAATCAACACCTGAACTGAATTCAATTTGATAGTTGATAATATGCCCGGTCTTAATTCTTATTTCGCAGAAAGCATTACCACCATCCCACATAGGTCTCATTGACTGGGCTGCAATGATTGCATCTTTGAGTGTAGGGTAATCACCCCATTCGCCAACAGTAATAACAAAAGTATAATATGAGTTAAAAACAGCGGCATTTTTGCCTTTGGATATCAACTCCTTAATCATAAAAATATTATCTTCGTAATCACAAGGAGAAATTATATCCCTCATTTTGCTTTGAAATGTTCGTTGTCTTGCCCCGCTTCCTGACGGTATAAACCAACCAAAACCACCAACAACCCCGGCGATTGCAGCATCGACATAATTACGCATTGAGCGATTATTTACAGCGTCCTGCTCAAATGATGGATCTGCAAGGTTAGAAATTTTGTTTTGCTTTGCATCGTAATATTTTGCAAGCAAAGATGGTTTCATCAATGCACGTCTGAACCACCCAAAACATCGCTGGATCAGCATCGTCAGGTAGTCAAATGCATCTTCATGAACTTCGGGGAAAAATTTTCCCTGATTGCGAAGATCAGTCTCCTGCACCACATCAAGCACACGCTCTATCGTAATTCGCCAGCCAGCAGCAAGCGGAGACGGAAGAACCACAGAACCGCCACTATAAGTGCCCGCCCCAGTTACCGTATAACCGGTATCCAGAACCAATTCTGTTACGTTCCCGTTCAGGTCAGACACCTGAACAACCAGGTCTGATTTTTTGAAAATACGAAAAGTATACGGAAACGATGTCGTAACGCCGTTACCTGTGTATTCGTTGTGGTCAACTTCGGTTGAGACCGTCATGTTAAATCTCCAGATAGTCGCAGCACCCGTTGCGCCGCATATCTGGTTATTCTATTACCTGAAAAACCACATATGGATAGAAAGGATGTAAATACGAATAGATATTACCTTTCGGGTAATTTGCAAAACGTGCTGGATAGCAAACAAATTATTTGCTACTGTATAAATATACAGTTATTGCATGGAGAAGATTAAGATGCAGCAGTATCACTATCCACTGGAAGACGGATTTACCGAAAGGATTCACACGCCAGAAGGCGTCAGGTCACTGGTGGAGGGATCGCACTTGATGAAATTACTCCGGGATCTCGATAAGGATGGATTTAATGTCGATGGCCCACTTGCCGAACTGACTGCACTGATTAACTACGTCACCAGCTCACAGATGTCTATGCAGGATCTGCAAACACATCTCGACTATTGTGCCGAACAATTACGAAAACAAACCCGGTAAATTTAAAGGCCGCAAGAGCGGCCTATCGTTTCGCTTTGTGCTCATCCCAGCACGTTTTGCACCATGCCATTAAGCCGTCCGCATTTTGATTATTAGGGTAAAAGCTGGTTCGTTTTCTGCGGACATTACAAATTGGGCACCACTTCATATGGCGTGTATTCTTTGGGCCATCGAGACACCTTGCACACCACTTAGTCAATCCATCTGGATTTTTTGACGATTTCCTGAATTTTTCATATGGAAGGTTTATTCTGCATCGCAAGCACTGCTTGCTACCACTTGAAACTCTGTTAGCTGATTCTTCTTTTGGCGGCGATACAGAAGGTATTCTTGCTGGCTCTGATACTGCCTGAGGTGCTTTTTTAGATGACTGAGACGATATGTCATCACCAGGGAATCTTCCATGATATGCCGGACGCGTTGACACTCCAGGTGGAAGCTCAGCTGTAAACGGCTTTGGCTGAATCAGTTGCCTCTCTTTTGCTAACTCCTGCTGTTTATAATATGTCTGGATTACCGCACTATCATAAGCAGGAGGTGCGGAAATATTAGGCGCATTACCTCCAGTTTTTTGAAACTGAGTAGAGGTGTGTTCTATCACCTGTGTACGATTAATCGTTATCTCCCCATCTTCGGTCTTTATCGTTTTGTTATGATTAACGACCGTACGATCAGAGATCTTAGTCTTGTTCTGGTTGATAACGTAAATAATCACCGCAACCACACCAACAACTATCCAGAAAACTTCCATTGCTTTTCCTCACAATAACATTACTTTAAAGGTAATATCTTGCTTTCAGGTGATCAAGCGTTAAACGCAATCAACCAAATACGGTTGATTTTAATATTTCTTCGCGTTTATCATTACCTTTGCGGTAAATTTACATCGCACTCCTCTTGTGCCATAGTAATCGGGCACTGGCAAAATCCAGTGCCGGGATTGGCGTCCCGAGTTACTACAGAGGCACATATGCCGCATAAGCGGTTTTTTTATGTGTAAAGCGCACCTATTCTATGGTGGGCTGTGTGGGGGCACCGAAAGGTGCGCCGGGTCCTTTGTAGCCGGTTACGCCAACCCTGCACAGTTCACCACCAACCGATTGGCGTCGGTAGTGGTGATTAACCTAACTACAAAGGTGATCGCTATGACTGCTAACGTAACCCCATCTGTTTTTCATTTTGAATCAGAAGCAACCATTCGAGCCATTGTTATTGATGGAAATCCTTGGTTTGTTGCCAAAGACGTTATTAAAGCTCTTCAACTGACAAACCCCACTATGTCAATAAAATCTCTTGATGATGATGAAAGGGCTAAATTTAACTTAGGCCGTCAAGGCGAAACCAATATTATCAACGAGTCAGGCCTCTACACACTGATCCTCCGCTGCCGCGACGCAGTGACACCAGGCACTATCCCCTACCGCTTTCGTAAATGGGTTACAGGTGAGGTTCTTCCTCAGATCCGCCGCACCGGAAGTTACATTAAAAACTCGCTCCCGCAGGAAGAACGCATAAAGATGGTTGCCGACCAGGTAGCCAACGCCACGGCGTCAGCAGTAATGCAGGCGATGAAGATAGAGAACAAAACCTACAGTGCCCCACTGAAGCCCGGCTACCGCAGCCTGATTCATTCGCCGTCTGGTGTTCTCGGCCTGACGGAGAACTCACTGCTGATGAATCTGCTGAACCAGTTACAGGACGACGGGCACGACGTATCGGGCGCGGCGGCGGAGCTGACCACCATGTTCTGCTACATCGTCGGTGTGAGCAAATGCCTGCGTGATATCCAGACGCACGCGGAGTACATCAACGACAAGGCAGGGTTCTTCTGACGGGCGGCGGCACAGGGATGTGCCTTTAAATAATTCTGTACAGATTGCAGACTGTGGGTGAATAGCGTACTATTACCTCAAGGGTAAACGGATTGGTTTCATTTTTATTAATCCGTGTAATGAACTTATGAGATATGAGGTAATGTCATGCGAAACGAAAAATTGCAGATGCGTAGAGCGCAAGCTGCCGCAAGACGTTCTTTCAATGGAAGCGTAGAGTGCGTAAAAGTTACTATGACAAAAGATCACGCAAGTCGCGTATCCCGCGCTTTCTTTGATTCTCGTAACAATAAGGAAAATTATGAGTTCGTCTGCGTCGCAGAATGATAAAAATCAAATTGTCAGATATAAGGGTCGAGTATTGCATACGCAAAATTTCTCGGCCCTTTGTGCATCTGATCTTGAGCTGAAGAAAGTATCTGATGCCTTTACCCAGTATTGGAAAACGGGATACCATCCATCTCTTGGTAAAGATGCTGCATTTGCTCGTCCGACAGAAATGCTTAAACTAAATGTCAGGCATACTCATGTCGATAACCAAGACTATATTCCAGAAGATAGTGATAAAAAACACACTGGTAAAAAATCATCTTGGGATGCATGGAAAAAAATAGCGTCTGTGCAAGTAAAATGCATACCAACAAGTAATTGCTTTTTAGTTTATTCGGTAAATCACAATCGTGATGCGCTGGTTATGTTTTTTGTTGACGCAGATGCCCACAACATAACTGAGCAAGAAGAGTTTAAAGAGGCAGCAATCACTATCAGTTATCAATTCTTTGAGAAAACAAAAACAGAACCAATGCCTTTAGAAGAAGATCTTTTTTCTGATAAATGGAAGGAATAAGCCCGCGCCGCGGGCTTTTTTGTGGACGAAACAAAAGTCAGTGCTACACTCATTGACGCCACATTGAGGTGGATTATAGATGGAAATTTTTCACAATGAAAAAAGCATTTGCTGCACTGTTCGTTTTGTTGTCTCTGGTAGCTTCAACTCAGGCCTTTGCCGGTCGTTGTCAGCACGACAGCGATACTGCCGCTGACGGCTCCCGCTGCGGTGGGCGTTCTGCGGATTCCCGTCCGGGCGGCGGTGGCATTCGTTAAAAACAAGGCCGCGAAAGCGGCCTGTTTGATCACTGTGCAGTTTTCGCTGATCGATTTTCAGCTCTAAATTCAAGAACCGTTTCAATATTTCTTTCCTTCAGCATATCAATAACATTTTTATTCATTTGACTATCACTGGTTAATAACTGGTAAACGTTGCTTCTCTCTTTATCAGAGTTTTCTTTAACAGCTGCTTTGCATGCCAAATGCTTATTGAAATTTTCTACATCGCTAGTACAGGAATTTACGGCTGCTGATGAAATATCAGACGCTGAAGAAACACCGTCATCCAAACGTTTTATAGCATTTTCTATACATGAGTTAAGGGAATAAACGACAACTGAGCGATACCCTTCAGACGCACACCATTCTAAATTTCTTGAAGGATCGAGTGGTTTTACTTCGCTGGATTGAATTAACTTGTCAAAAACTGACTTATATTCAATCTGTTTTTTATCTATAGCCCATACTTCAGTAGCTGATTTATAATTCCCCGTATGCCTATTAACATCAAATCCATGTTTTATAAGCAAATCTGCCCATGAAAGATTTATTGATTCATTGTTATGAGGCCATTTTCCTGTCAGAACCGCCCCCATAGACCCCATATATCCGCCATATGATGGTATAGCACCATGGCTCAGTAACTTCTCTGCAACCACAGGGCAATTAATTACATAAGAGGCGTAAAGCCCATTCCATAAAGCCCCTCTATAGTAATCGCCACGATTAGGTTCTTTTAAGTCGATAGCCTTTGATAATTGTTCGCACGTTTTGCATGCATCAAAGTTATCCTTATTGCATTGCAATGAACTGGCAGCTGTAGGATTTACAGAGACTATTGAAAGCACTATGCCAAAAAACAAATTTATTTTTTTCATCCTATTTCATCTGCTCTTCAACTTTATTTAGTAATGGTGATATCGCCCACAGATTCTGAAAAGGTAGCATTTTACGGACAGCGTGGGTTTGCTGGCTGTCAAATTCTCCGTTAAGTACACCATTTGCAACCGTCGCGGCATCACCGCCAAGATCAAAGGTAGGACCAAGTAAAGCACCAATAGCATTACGACTCTGAAACCTTGATACCGGAGGCGCACCAAACATCGCGCCAAGACCAAACCTACCGCCGCTTATGTTCTCAACGGTATTCAGCGGCTCAGAGAGCCAGCCAAGCATTCCGCCCCGGTCGATCCCCTCTTTCACAAGGTTATTCCAGCTGTAGTCGATATCGCGACCGCTTAACTTCTGTTTCATCATATAGACCATTGAGCCAAGCGCAATCGTGCCAAGCGCACCAAGATAGAATGCAGCATCGCCCTGCTGGATACCAGATACCAGCACCCTGTTATGCTGTGCGAAGATAAACGTTTTGAACTGCGTGATCATCTTCCAGCCTTCTTTACTAAAAAACAGCGGTGTATCACCTACGCCAGGCGTTACAATCACTGAGTCTACATCTTTCAGCACTGCAGACTGGAAAATCTCTCTAGCGAAACGGTCATCCCACAGATGACTATGCCCGGTTAACAGCCCGTCCATATCCTCTCCGTGCTTCCCGAATTGCTCCCCGATTCGGCGCAGAACATCTTCATTGATGCCGACCTGTGCCATCTTCCGCATTTCACTTTTGGAGAGCGTGCCACCAGCAGAAACTTGGCGAGCCGCGTCAAGTATCCTCGACTGCACTATCATCCCAGACCATGATTTAAGTGCGCTGTTCCACTGATTCATCAGCGTCCAGTTACCGAATTTCTGCGTCATCCAGTTCAGACCTCGCTCAGCGGCGCTTCTCCGGCTATAGGGGTCAGTAAGATCCGCTATAGCCTTTGTACGCGTAGACAGGACATAATCAAGCCCAACTGCCATTTCTCGCAAATCCCTGGTTGCAATTTTCACTGAGTCCATATTTTTAAGCATGCTTACCATTGGTCCGAGAGATTTTCTCAGGCCATGCTGCATCATCGGTCGCATCAGATCAGTTGCAGCGGAGACAGTCATTCCACCAAGCAAACGGAGGAAGTTAATATTCCTAGCAACTCGCCCGGCACGAACAAAGAAACTGCGTGGATCTTGAGGTGCACCGTAAGTACCAAGCAGTCGATCACGCATAGCCGTAATATCCCTAATATCAGCCTCCCGTTGCTTCTCAAGAACTGCACGTCGTTTAGGTGTTTTAGCCTCTTTTATTAGCCGGGTATATTCCTCACTAACCTGACGGATTTGCTCCCCCATATCTTTACGGCCAAACTGCGCAGTCAGCTCAATTTCTGGTGCCACCTGCCGGAGATAACTTTCCATGATGTAGTTAACATCTGATTCAAGAAAATCTTCTATACGCTCATCAGGAATAAGCAGCGTTCTGCTTTTAGTGAAACCAGCCCGACCAACGAGTCTCTCTGGGATAATATCGGCTGGTACAAGCCCGGAAGGTGCGCCTATTATTTTATTCACGATCTCGTCAGCAGCGTCCTCTGCTTCCTCTCGGGATAGAGGCTCCATCTGCTTCAGTGCTCGCTCGCGGCTTGCATTCAGCCTTGTGGTTGAATTTGCCCGTTTTTGCAGTCGGCGAAGCTCAGAACGATATTTCCGTGGATTATCCAGCAACTCCATATGGCGCTGATAGACAGGAAGCTCACTCTTTGCCTGCGCTATATCATCAAGGCGTGTTTTAAGGTCAGAGCTTTCTTTCATCATTCTTGCCTGAAGTTTTTCTGATGAAGTCTCGGCCAACTCTTTTTCTATTCTTGTAAGACGCGCCTGTGTGTCAGTCTCCTGAGATATAAGCTTATTTCGTTTATCCAGTTCTTCCATGAGTAGAATTTTTTTACCAGACCATTTCTCCGCTTCAGCGATTTCACTAGCGAGAGCATCAGCGCGCGGTGCTGATTCCTCTGCAGTTTTTAGCAATGAATTTATCTTTTCAATTCGCTGACCTGCTTTGTCAGCACCTTTGGCACTAATCACTTGTATCCAGTTGGCAATTCGCCCTCTGAATTCAGTGCGGTCGGAAAGTATCTTATCGAACTTATAAATGCGGGGAAGATAACTCTTCGCCGTCACGACATCGATATCCTCAGGAAGGATCCCCAATTCCTGCATACGGGCTTTTGTGGTCTCAAAAATGGGGCGGATTCTGGCGGCTGCTTGTGAAACCTCAGGAATATCACTCTGATCACCACGGCGCATAGCCATGCCAACAGCTTCATTGAAATCAATAAAGTTCATCCTCTTCACGCCGCGGGCGCTGACAGATTTGCTGTACTGCTGGTAAGCATCACGAGTAGCTTCCATCTGCTTATAAAGCATGGCGTCGTATTGCTTAATCTTAGTCTCGACTGCCGTAAACGTAGCCAACCCCTCATCATTTTTGGCGAAGAAATAGTTATTTTCGGCAAGCTGCTGGTTAATCTGACGGGAGACAAGAGATGGTGATTGCGCCAAGCGGCCAGCAGGAGTGACACTCAACGTTTTGTTAGCAAGTCCAAGTCCAGCGAGCTGTTCCTGATCGAGTGTGGTATTGAAAACCTGAGCTGCACCAATGCTTTGAGGAGAATCCATACCTCGCAAATGATTACCTACTGAGTTAACCACTGCCTCGCGCGCGCTAGGTCCAGCAAGTAGCTGTGCACCAGCACCAAGGATCCCACCAACGAGAGCATCAACAACAACGTTCGATACGCTCTCCATCGGTGAGCGAGCTTCCTGAGTGGCCTGTAATGCGGCTTCTGATACTCCCCCACCAGCAGCATTCGCCAGGGCAAAACGCCCTGCCGTCTCAGCAATACTTCCTCCACGCGCTACCGCCCCTACAGGGATGAACATTGCAGCCACATTAACCGGGTCTATCATTCCCATTGCTAAGCTTGAAATAGTACCAGCACCACCCATTTCAGATAGATATTCTCTATCTGTTCTTTGCTTATCGATTCGATGTTTAATTGCCATTGTTTCTTCATGCGAACCGGAGTTGATAAACGAATCTGCAAAATCTTCATAGCCTTTAATATCTGCTGCATCGTTATCAAATGGGTTATATCCTTCAACCCTGTCAAACTGACTGAAAGGAGCACTGGCAATAAAGCTACCCAGCGTGTTATCTATACGAAATGCTGCTTGTCTAGACCTTTGAACGCGTTGATCACTGGTAAATGGGTTCACAGCAGAAAGCAAAGAAGGTGTTTCCATATAGAAATTACTGTCATCAGGTGCTGCTATTTGCTGAATATCCTCGCCAAGCAACTCTTTAGGATCCTGTTCATATATCGGCATTATTTGCCCCCTGCGTATATATTGCTCGGAAGGTAATTGGCTGAACCATAACCGAATGGTTTGGTCAGATCTGGAGGAGTATATCCATCTTTATTGCTGAACTGCGGCAGCGGATTGCCTTCTCTCCGCACTCTAGCCTCATCAACACGCTGTTGCTGGAACTGAATGGTTTGCCTGTACATTGGAGATGTCAGCTGATCCGGCTTGAAACGAACAGGGAGACCATTTTCTCCAATATAATTTCTCGGTTCTATCGCTCCGTTTGCGTCAGGCTGTAAAACCATAACAGCATAACTCCTATCCCTTGCCGTAAGGCCATCAGAAACAAGTATTAAGTCCGTATCACTGCGAGGACCGCCAAAGGATTTTGATTTAAGCTCGCGTTTTTCCTGCTCCCACTGCCCCTGTATCCAGTTACCAGCACCATTATTTACTCCGTACAATGCCTCAGGTGCATACTTCATAACCTCTGCTTTGCCATTAACTGTAGAAACTCCCCAGGTGGTTCTGATCATGGCATTGGTCATTTTCTCAGCCTGTTCTGCATCGCCACCTGTCTGTACAAAGTTAGCATCGTAAATTGTCTGGTAATCTCGCTGATAGGCCGCATTTGATTTTCCTGGATCGGTAATATCCGGAGACCACGAACCAAAGGAAGTCAGACTGCTGGCGTTATTTTGTGCAGCAGTTGCCCTCGCCGCGACATATTTTTTGTCTCGCATGGCAGTGGAAAGCATCTGTTTCATTCGGTCATCCTGTTGGAACACCTGGCTGTAAGCCATATCAACAGCCTTATCCTCCGGCACGCCAGCGCGGGAATAATCGTAAACCTTGCCGTAAAATGCCATCGTACTTTTATCAAGTGTTGCCGCTGCCGCCGGATTATTATCGAATAACTGACCGTAGAATTTTGCCATCGGGACAACCAGCGCAGGATCTCTTGATGTTGCTCCACTGTTAAGCATTGTTTTAACCTGAGTTGGTATCATGCCGCTTTTAGTTGTGGCGGTGACCAGTGTATTGATGCTCTGCGGATCAGATATGGAAAACGAAGGCGCGATATCCTGCGCGAAATAACGGTCTACCGCTGCCTGATTGTTTTTGTCGTTAGGGTCCAGCGGGAAGTTATTTTGCATTGAAGACACGAACCTGTTTCTTCCCTGCTGAATCTCCCACTCCCTATCCATCTCTTTAAATTTGGCCTGCATTTTCTCCCAGCGTTGCTGGTTAGCTGCAAATCCAGGAGCATTTGGATCCTGTGGACGTAAACGTTCAAGAATGTCTTGTCGTCCTTCTGGAGTGAGGTCTTTAGCGGCACCAATGACACCTCCATATTGTATCTGCGCCTGCATATCCTTCCACTTCATAGCGCCAATGCGCGGACCATTGGCCCGGATAAAATCGTCCTCAGAAGGTAACTTCTCAGGTTTCAATCCTTCATCAAGGGCTGAATATGCATCTTTAACTACGGTGCTAAGCTGGTCCGCATACTGCTGGCGGTACTGATTTCTCAGCTCATTAGCCTGCCTCAATGCCTGTATTTGCATTTGAGGGCTCATAGCGTCAAATGCCGCATTGCCCGTATAACGCTTAGGTGAATCAAGGTTAGTTAGACCAAGGGCTGCCGAGATACCAGTTTCAAGCTGTTCGGTGCTATAAGGCATACTGCCATTTTCGTGTTTAATAATCCCAGCACATAAAGCAGCTAGTGTCTTTGGGTTAGAGATATCAAGCTGATCATTCTCCCCAACACCAAGCTCACTACACAATGCCCTAATATAAGCATCAGTATTATTACCATCACTAGCCGGAGCATAGCGATTAACAATCTCGCTAACGGTGTCATAGCCTTGACGCTGGTAAGACAACATATTTTTACCCAACGCGCGGATTCCATGCTCAGGGGTAGCAAACGTTGCAAAACGTCCATCGCTACCGATCTGACCTTCCCACGGGTTAGATTTGCTCGCTTCAATATTACCAGGGTTATTATTACGTAAACCACGAGCATCCAATGAATTACCATGTGATATTGCACGACTCACACCATCAAGATCCCCTGGCTCTCCATTAACCTGAAGAAACTCGTTGTATTTTTGAGCGATATTTCCTATCCATGCTTGCTGCCCCATTTGTTCCTTGAGCTGAGTTTTCTGCTGAACACGCCACTCATCAGGAAGCCCATGCGCATCAGCGTATTGATCAATAGATTCAAATCGCTGCTTGGCTAAATCGACAAATGCTTGGTTATCGCTATATAGCCCCGCAGACTGAGTGACAGCCAATGCATTTCCTGACAAATACGTTTGATCTTGGAATTGCTGAAACTGCCCAACTTCATATCGACGTGCCTGATTGTAATAAGACTGCATAGACTGCTGGAGTTGAAAGGATAATTTATTCCTTTCCTCACTTTCAGGAATTGAGCCTAATAATGCCTGAGCCCTTTCCTGCATATTTTTCATAACAGCGTCACTCTGACCAAGAGCGTTTTTACCCTGTTTAGAAATCAGCCCATTTTCAGGGTTGTTAATCTGGTCATCTGCAAATTGGTTAAATTGCAGTAACGCCTCCTGGGCCATAGCAACATTCGCTTTCTGCCTAGCTTCACCATATGCCACCGCATACTGATCTGCGACATTCGCCAGCACCTGACCTGCTTGAGGAACATCGAAGGTCTGAAAACCACCGGTTTGCACACCACGACTTTGCACCTGGCGTCCGGATGTAGTAGGAACAACAGGCATCAGTAACCTCCTATTTTGAATCGGGAGTCAGAATTCATAAAACCTGAGTTAGATAACATTGGCGTCCCACCACTAGATGTACTTCCTTTAGAGAACGGACTCCACGTCCCACCAAACATCTGGTACGCACCGTATGCCTTCAGAGGCGCAGTGAGCAATGTTGTTGCTGCTCCCACATTCCCCTGTTTACGGGCTGAACTGGCTTCTGCTTTATAGTTGGCAGCCTGAACCTGATAACCGTAAGCCTCGCGTTGCGCGTTATTCACCGTCGTCAGAGAATCAAGAGCGCCAAACTGGGCAGTGTCGCCAAATATATCCAGCGCGTTACCTGTAGATAAATCAGCGCCGGTAGCCCCCATTGTCGCCGCCTGTGTACCAAGCCGCTGTCGGGTCTCTCTGCGCCGTTGCTCAGCTTCAGCGTTACCTCTGTTTATTGCATCATTTGCCTGAGCAGTGGCTATATCTGCGTTCGCTTCTGCAACCTTCGAGGCATACTTTCCCTGTTGGTACTGGGTGTATGCCTGAATGCCACTCATGGCGAGCATTGCGCCACCAGCAATAACCGGATCGCACATTATTTTCTCTCCATGTGAAATCTGTGGAAATTAAGACCAAGAGCACCATAAGGCGCGGCCTCTTCAAGCCTGAATCCAAGCCAGTGCAGCCATGCTTTGGCAACATGGTTTCGCTCGTCGACGTAGTTTTCCAGGCGCGGATAAATTGCCAGCATCTGCTGCAATACCGGGCGGCAGTGGCGCAGAAATGTCTTCTGATATTTTTCAATACGGCTTGTCCCGACCAGCCATGGCGTACCATTGCCACCGATCATTGACGCCGGAGATACACCAAACATGGTTACCAGTTCTCCGTTCGCAAATCCTGACCAGGCCATAGTCGCAGTGCGCAGACCAACACGCAGCGCATCTTCGGTAGTCATCAGCGATACCGCATACAGTTCGTCAATATCAGCCTGACGAACATCCGGCAAAATCATCTGAAGATGCTCTTCGGTTGCGGGAATAATTTGAACATCGATCATCAGAATCCCCCAACAGTAAGGCGAGGAATAACGGCAAGAACAGACAGCGGCAACGGATCAAGCTGACGGATTTTTACACGCCCGTTTTTGCCCCAGTTACTGTCCAGTTTCACTTCTACTTTTCCGGTAGCATCATCAACAGGATCATCGTAGAACTCGAATTCACGCTGTGGATATTCGTACCATTTACCGCCGGGCGTAGTCGCCCAGATGCCGCGACTGGCATTCACAACCAGAGTAACGGAGGGGATCACCTGTTTTTTGTCCAGCAGCGTTTCCTGTCCGTTAATGTTGATATCCAGTGTTTCGAATTCAGCAGTTATTGGCAGGCCGATGTGCACTACAGCCCCCGGAGATTCCAGCGTGACGGCACCTCCGGAAACCACTTTCTGTGGTTCCACGTTCGCATCAGAGAGAATGTTTACGGTCTGGCCTTCAAGATGAGACAGGCCTCCAAATGTCCGGCGCGCCATCTGCCAGTTCGTGGTGGCCACATTCCTGAGGGATGGCGGGACGTTCCTGTTAGCACGAACCACTACAGCGGTATTACTGGTTACAGAAATAATGTCGCAACGTAATTCTTTTGACACCTCATCGCCAGTATCAGGTCCGGTATAAGGGAACTGTAGTTGCGCGCCGACATCACTACTGGTGAAGTACGCACCACCAGAAACACTGATTGTATATTCCGCGCGGTAATCCCATTCGCCAGAACCACCAGTGATGATCATCGTTCTGTCAGACGTATTTCTTCCATCATAGCTAAGGCCAGAATCAACAAAGAAAGCATCTTCATCGCTGGTAAATAAACGGCTGGACAGTCGCTCGATGTATCTCACTGTTTGCCCGTTAACGGTTCGGTTAACGACGAAATACACCGCATCTTCATTGCCTTCGCTGATACTGCATGTGCTTTCATATTTTCCGGTACTGGATTGTGGTGCCCATGCAAAAACCTGCTGATCACGCAAATAGGTCATCACCAGTAATTTACCGTCATCACGAATGCAGAAGGCACTGGAGTAAGGGACAATCGAGAAGCACCAGTCAACAATGCTGTGCTTCTGAAAAAGATGATTGGCAAGGATGGTCAGGTCGTTCCCCTGATAGCCGTCAACATCGAATGAGTAGGCCAGATCACGGACAATGCTGCCTTTCTCCTGGACGAACAGAGCAATATTCGCCACGGCAATTGGCGGGACGTTGCTTGAGCCATTTGATCCCTGAGAGCTGAATGCAAATGATGATGGGGTTAACACTTTGTTCTGGTCGCCGGTGATGACGTACTCACCTCCGGAAGTCAGCGCCACCAGAGAACCAACATCAATCAGGTGGCGGATCTCATTAACCTGACGTCCGGCATAGGTGTAGATAATTCTGTCGTCATCCTGCGTAGGATTGCTTTTGCCAAAATCCTTATAATCCCCGGTACGGCTGGCCCAGATAGTCTGAGGAAACGCAGTCGATGCGGCGAAGTAAAGACGTTGTTGATAATAAACAACAGTGCCAGGATAACCATTAACACTGTTCCAGGCATATTTAGCCCATTTATAGCTGGCATTATCCTCGCCAACGACCTGCGAAGGGATATAGGAAATCACCTCGGCAGTTGCAGTAGTTCCATTTGCAGCAGTGATACGGGCAATGCCAAAACCACTGTGCAGATATTCCCACTCAATGCCAGTATCATCATCACCGGATCCGCCCCAGCCATCCCATGATGTGCCTTCTGTATGCGAAGGGCGCAAAGTACCTGTTTTGCCTGCTGTAACGGCGCGATAGTAGTTACTGTCTGCACGGCGAATATCGCCAATCGACGTACTCTTACTGGTTTCCCATACCGGCACAGAATCCACTGCAGGCTGTTCCAGATAGAACAATTTGCCTACCTGCTCCGCGCCAAAAATAGAGGCGCTTGCCGTTAACGTAATTGTCCCGGTGCTGGCGCTGGCATAAACCGTCACTGACTCGTCAATATTGATATCTTCAAATGGCCCGTTCTTCGTTACCACATCAACCAGTTGCCAGTTGTCATGAGCATATCGGCGCAACTCTTTCGGCGGGTATGCCGGGTGAACCAGCGTAAGCACGTCGGCGCTTTGCGTGAATTTAATTCGGAACAGATCGGCTTCAGTATATGGCGTGGCAATTTCATAAATAACATTGCTGCTGTTCAGCACCAACGCACCATCTTTGATAACGCGCATGTACTGGTGTCCGAACTCCAGAGCATAGGTCTGAACCGTCGAGAACTGGAACGGGATCAGGCGGCATTTCCGATTTGGGTATTTGGCGGCACCGACAAAACGCGTACCAGGTCGATTCTCAACGCCGCCATACTGCCGCACGATAAAGTTATCGCACTTGCGCAATGCCACCTGGTACTTCGCCATGTCAATACGCCCGTACAACGACGGTCCAATCTCACCACCGGCAAAGCTGGGCTGGATCCAACTGATAGCCATCAGGACAACCTCGCAATGGTAAACTCATCAACCGGTGGCTGTGGTTCCTGTGATTCATTCTGGCTATGCGAGCCAGCACTAAGAATCACGCGATTGTACATATTGAGGGCAAACGTACCGAGGTCTGCATTCCCAGTCAGCGCCATGTTAATGGCTGCCGCAAGACGCCAGGCCAACGCCTCCATAAAAATGGCATCAAACATGTTCACATCTGTAACGCGAGAGACATACTTGAGCCATGCCTGAGGCTGGTCTGTGTAGATCAACTTTCCTGTTCCGTTGGTGTCTGCACCAACTTCGTACTGAACGCGCATTGCTGCTGTTGGATTGCGTACACCAGGAAGCATAATTTCAGTAATGCGCAGACAATCTGACGGGTACTGGTACGCATATTCCCAGTCAGGCGGTGGATTGCTCGTATCTGCAAGCGCCACGCGTTTGGTAGCAAAGTTCCAGTCAAAATCAGAAAGCACAGCATCACGGCAGGCCTCAAAGTGCAGCGAACATTCCCCCGCTTCCTTGCTGGCTTCCGTCAGGCTGTTAATGCTGCGGCTGTTGCCAATATTGGACAGCGCACGATTACAGATCTCTACTACAGAGGCCATCACTCACCTCCGTTACCGTACAGAGTTTCAGCCGCTGATTTTTCTACATCCCCGGAAACAGGAGCGATCGCCATATCAGTGATCTGCAGATCGGCGCTGCGATTAACACCATCGTCAGTTTCTCTGGCAGACAGGCCTCGAATAACAGCCTTTGCAGTTATCATCACTTCTGTTCCGACGCCCTGAGGTTGCGCCTTCAGCTTATTCAATGTGTCGTTATTAAGAGTGATGCACAGCCCCCACGGGTATTCATCGCGAGTTCTGGTTTCTCCGCTCTCATCCTGGTAGCTGTCAGTGCCGGTTTTGAGGTTTACGAGTTCCATATACACTCCTGCAATAAAGGGGCCGAAGCCCCTTGTCTGATCCGCGAGGCTTACACGCCCAGTTCTTTACGCTTATCTGCGATCTTCTCGCGGAGCGTTTCGGCTTTGGCGTTATGGTGTGGCTTCTCGTTAAAGAGCAATTCGTACTCTTCACGGAGCTTATCCAGTTCACCATCATCTGACACATCGTTGATGATTTTGGTGCTGGTTGCTGCCATTGACACCTTTCCTGCAACTTTTGCTTTTGCCTGTCTGGCTGCATCGTTAACAGGTTCCAGTGCGCTACCAGGCTCACCTTCGTATTCGATTTCTGCCCCCTCCGGCCACAGAGTGTTATGGATATGAGAGAGGCGCAGAACGCGGTATCTTGGTTTCTCACCTGACATCGATATCACCTTAACCAGTTACTTTTGAGCGGATCGGATACGGCGTATTGGCATCAACATCAAGACTGATACCAGCAGTGAATTCGCCAGCCGTTAGTGGGCCAGTTGCGACGGAGTAGTTAACACGCAGATATCGCTGAACACCGGCAGGCACCTTTGCAGAAACAACTCGTTTACCTGCTGTCAGGGCGGTCTTTGCCAGTGCGCCACTATCATAAATAGTGGTCCATGAGCTGTTATCCTCACTCGTCTGCAACTGGATGTTTACAGTTGCATCACCGCTTGCCGCGGCGGCTGTGTTAACCAGCGCCCAAAACTCAAGCGGGTAACCCACGCCGATATCACGACGTTTTCCGTCAATTGGACCGAGATCGATTACGTCAGTAGAAGCCGCGGTATTCGTAACCGCCTGAGCTTCGGAGAACATCAACAGTTTGTCGGTGATCATCTTCTTTCTCCATTAGTGGGTCTGTTACGACCCACAGGTTAATAACAGGCGTTACACCACGCGGGCTTCTGTTTCCAGAAGCGCATCAGTTTCACGGATTGGTACACCACGGAATGAAGTCCACCACTCGCCTTCAGTCTCTTTTACGCTGATAGCCAGAGATGTTTTCTCCAGAGATTGCAGATCAAGAGCCTGGCCTACAGTGCGGTTCATGTAGAACACCGGGCGGCCCATGCCACGGTTTGGAATGCGATGCAGTGCTTTAACCATCAACTTCGCAATATTTGCGGCAGAGGAAGGTTCTGAAAGATTGCTGACATTGATGTTTGCAATGCGAACAACATAACGCCAGTCACGCAGAGCAAGTCCGTTATCCCATTTGTAATGGGTGCGATAGCCTTCGTACTTGCCGCCATTAGCATCTTCCAGTGTCACCTGGCCTTTATCTTCCATCTGGATGCCAGCCTTCTGCCCTTTCGGGAAGATGCCATGCACGGTGTTTTCGCCCCACACCACTAACCAGATTGAGGTGTTATCTGTACCCGTGCCACCAGCATCAATGATGTTCTGAGCATTACCCGCAGACAGGCTGGAATAGCGGGAGGACAATCCCATAAACTGCTGAGGGTTAACGCTGGAATCACCATAAAACAACGTCTGCGCCATCTGCTGATTCATCGCTTCAATAAATGCGCGGTCTTCAGACAGGCGGAATTCGGCGGTATTACCGTTCAGATCAGCCAGTGACTTATCGACTTCAGCATAGGTTTCCAACATGCCAACGGAATCGGTGACCTGCACTGTGGTTGATTTGCTTGGTTGTACGCCATAGTTCAACAAACGCCAGGTAGCTGAAGGTAAACCAGAACGAATGGTGGTTCGGTGTCCGGTAGGAAGGTTCCCTTCGACAAAAGGCATATCCTGAAGGATCGGGTTAGTTTGACCGAGAAGCTCGATAATCTTATCGACTTTCCCGTTTGGATCGACGCGCTTACCCCAGTCAGCCAGCGTTAGCGCAGTTAAGCCTTTAACAGCCATTGTTATTTCCTCTCTTATTTGCCATAGAGCACTTCGGCCGCACTACGCTGGCCTTCATTACCACCGGTGACCATGCCATCTTCAGACATAGCCTTTCCGATTTTCACAAACGTTTTGACCAGATCAGGGTGATTACCCAGCCCGGTGGTGTTCAGATATTCTTTGAGTTCAGGTGTCCCGAACTGGTCAAGCGCACGCTGTGCGGCGCTAAGGTTAGAAATCAACTTGTCGCCACCGATTTCTTTGTCAGCTTTTACATCCGCAGCCCACTGCTCGGTTGTTTTCTGCCAGGCTTCTGCCTGGCGCTGCTGAACACCTGCCAGAATCTTCGGATAAGCATCAACCAGCTTTTGCGCTTGCTCGTTGGTCAGGTTAAGTTCTCGCGCCACCGGCTCGAATTCCTTCAACGCTTCTGTATCCAGCTCTACGCCTTCGGCAGCCTGAAACTCGTACTTCTCAGGCGCACCCTCTGGTTTATCGCCGTCCTTTTTTTCATCCTGCTTATCGTTTTCAGGCTTTTTGTCATCAGCAGGTTTATCGCCATCAGCAACAGGTTGTGGCTTATCACCTTCATGTTGTGATGGATCACCAACTGGAGCAGGGTTATCACCTGCAGGCGCTGACGGTTCTGACGCAGCCGGAGCTGCTCCACCATCGACTGGTTGCTCATTGCAAAGACGGTAGTTAATTAAAGAATCAAATAAACTCACGATCTTTCCCCTTAAGCCATAATCCCGGCTGCCTTTAACTTGGCCAGCAGAGAATTAAAATCAGCAACGACTCCACTAACATCGCTCGCGACAGAATTAGCTTGTGTTGCAGCTTTCTTGACGCCACCTATAACTGATTCAGTTGCCGCAGGCGGCGTAAATGTTTCAGGCTTTTCCTGAATATCACTCCAGGAAACAGAAGCATCATCACCAATGACACTTACTTCAGCGATGGTGCTGTCTCCATCAAGCCTGATCGGTCTAATTTTATTTAAAGACATTTGCCTACCTCTGTTCACTGGCCTCTTTGGCCATCTTTAAATACTGTTCAGGGCAATGCGCCATAACGCGCTGAAACAGTTCCAGCGCCAGATTGCGTTGCCCCTCATTAAATGCCATAGCCATAGCGTCCATCGGTGAGATAGCAGAAAACACACGGCCTTTCTCCAGCACCGACCAGACAACGCGACGCCCCTGTTCACTGCTCATGACAAAGCGAATGTCATCAATTTCACGCTGTGCCATGTCACGTTGCTTACGGGCGTTTTCTTCTTTCAGTTGATCGTCTTCGTAATCTGTCATTGTGATTGCCCACCCTGACCACTAACTGCATTCGCCATAGCTGACAAAACACTCGGATCCGAAGTTTTAGCTTCGCTTAGCGTCTTGGCACCCTGTGCCGCCGCCATCCCCATCGCCATCATTTGTTGCTGCTGTTGTTGCTGTGCCCGTTGCTGGCGAGCCTGCTCAACCTGTTCCTGCGGAACAATGACGGTTGGAGACACTCCGGACATATCAGCGAATGCATCGATCGCCTGATCAACGTTGAGTTTGTCGAGAGCTTCTGGTTTCGCTTGCGCAAGTTGACCAATGAAGTTGACCGTGGATGCCAGACTGGACAGGCCGATAGACTTCTGCGCCTGAGCCATGACGGAAATGTATTCGACCTTCAGGGGCATACCTTCCATCGCGTCAGGCGGTGGCGGCAGCATGTTTTTACGCACCATCATCGAGAAAGCGCGGTCAATGAGAGGATTAAGACATTCGTCGTTCAGACGCTCCAGAACCGGCCCCAACATCAGAAGTTTTTCTTCTTTCATTTCGATCACCGCTTCAACAGGCATCGAGCGGGTATTGATGTTCTGCAACATCATGAACAGATCGACAAAGTAGGCGCTGTTAATGATTTGGCGAGTGTCCTGAATGTCTGCCACCAGATCTGCTGTACTGGGGTTAACCAGATAAGCAGGCCTGAAACCATCCTGACCAGTAATCTGATCGATATACGTGATGTCGCCAGGAAGAAGGGAGGCGCGCTGATTCTTGAGGGAAGTCGGAGCAACCATCGGCGGATTGGTGGCTTTATCAATCAACTGCGACTTGCGCTTCTGGAGAAGCTGCAATGCCTTAACAGGTCCAAGCGCCAGCATACCCGGGCATGATGATCCATAAACATCTTCGCCATTAACTTCCCAGCGCGGAGCCATAATTGGAAACTCATCGAATCCGGACTCACGCAACAACTTGTCGTTATCGCCACCAACCTCGTAATAAACCGATTTGAATGGCTTGTTCTTGCTATCCAGCTTCGATGTATCGCGGTCAATGTTCGGGTAAACCGAATGCATCACTTCGATCCACTTCTCGTAGGTGCCGCTTTCCCACATGCTTTTTACGGATTCGCTGACGTTATTTAGCCCGAACTCCTGAACAAGCTGACGAACAGTCATAGAGAACTTGCGAAAACAGGTGTCAACACTGCCACGAGGTGAGTTAGCCAGGTAGTAACTGCCTATCGGGAATGGCATTGTGCGAATGATGTCCTCGTCATCCTCCAGCACTGCCATTGCACCGGTGCTGTATGTGCCGAGGCTTCCGTATAACTGCGGAAGAGACTGGTAGAGATTCGACTTATTGAACATATCGTTCATGCGGTTCTGCACCGCCTCAAGCCACAACTTAACAGGGCCATAATCCATCATTTCAGGATCTGGCGTAGCCAGGCGAAACCACGGACGCGCGGGGCTTGTGATGCCTGACATCATGCCGCTGGCGAGAGTGCGCGCCGCCATAGTCCCGGTCGAATCAATAATACGTGTATTGCGTCGATCGTTACGGTTGACCTCAGAAGTCAGAAAGCGGGAACCACGCGGGTTGATGTAATCACTCAACTCGCGCCAGTGCGGCTCGAACGACTGACGCTCGCTTTCAAGTTGTGCGAACTGTTTGTTCAATCGCTCTTTAGTTGTTTCCGCCATTTCAATGACTCCGGTTACTGACCAAGTAGCGTTTTACCGCTGGTATTAGCGGTTGATGTGTCGCCCTGAGAACCGGTAAGCAGCGTAGAACTACGACCAGCAGCAGCGCGACGGCGACGTGTTTCTTCGTCGCGGGCATCAACAACGGCGGCATCCTGCTCCTGTGGTGCTGCCTGAACTTCTGGTGTTGCAGGCACTGATGGTGAGCTACCCATGCACATATCAATGACTCCGTACGCAATTAAATTATTACCAATTTAACCACATATGATTTATTTATCGTAGATAGTTGACATTTAACGCACAAATTATTACCTTTCAGGTAACTAAAGAGTTCATTCCGGTTGCTAACCTGACTGGCTTGTCGTTAAATTGAACAGGTGGAGTGAGCTTTTGTTTTGAGCAGTACGGCGTATGGCACATGCGCCGATAGCGGTCTGGATACGTTTAAGGGGCACCCTCCCTTGCTCGGGCAAACGAACCAGGTAGCCGGAATGTGCAAGTCGAGCGGTTTTATTCCGCGCACGGGGATTCACCATCCCGGCGATTCGGTGTGACGCCTCGGAAGAGACGAGGGTACAACGATGAGAGCATTTATGGAGCCGCGACAAAGTGTGGCGCCTTAACAGGCTAAGTGCTCTCAGCGTTGTGGCATTAGCTCAGTTGGACAGAGCAACCGCCTTCTAAGCGGTTGGTCGCAGGTTCGAATCCTGCATGCCACGCCAGAATCACGCCTAAGGACCGTGATGCCAGAAGTTCCAGGTGCTTGGCGGTGATGGTTTCCCTTGAAGGACTATCACCGCCCTTTTTACAGCAGGACGCCATTGCGATGACTTCATGCTGTAAACCAGTACAGCCACGGAAGGCATAACTCATTGCTTCCAGTTCGCCCGGTTCGCCGGGCATTTTTTTAAGGTGTGAATCATGAAATACGAATTCGATGGATTTTGATGTCGTGACATGTCACAAACAGCCAGCCGATGAGCTGGCTTTGTTTTATCCTCACCAGAGGATATCAGCAGCATTATCCCCTCCAGAGGATTAAGCATAGGGATCGTAATCTGTAATGGCCTTGCCTTGCTGGTTCTGCTGACCGGGAATTCGCAGACGCTTCGACACCGGGAAAGCAAACGTCAGCAGTAGCGCATCGCCTTTACCCGGCGAACGCCCAAGCCGCTCCTTGATATCTTCCTTCGGTTCGATAACGATTTTACCGTCCACGCGAACTTTGTACTCTGCCGCCGACAGGTCGTCCGCTGTTTCCTGGTCATCCAGCATGCCGCCCAGCCTCAGCCATGTCTTGCATGCATTGAACATCTCCCCACGCTTGTTAAGCATCTGCGGGTCAGTGGACGCACCGCCGAACGGAACAAGTTGCCATGTACGTCCCCAGCCATCACCGATTGACTTCAAACCGGTTCCGTAACCGAAGTCGATGAACACCGCGTCAGCCTGGTACTGGTCTTCAAAGTCAGCGATACGCTTCGCCATAATCAGATCGTCGGTGGTCTTGTTGCCAGTCCACAACACCTTACTGTGCAGCCCCTGCCGCAGGTATATCACAGCGTCATCAACGCCGGAGTATGCAGGGTCAACGCCGATTATCACCGGAGCATGTGCCACCTGCGCAGCAGTTACCACCCGTTTCATTGCCTCGTCAGTAAGACCGGTAGGGATAAACTGCAATTCAGATGCATCAGGGAATATGCCGCGCACACGGATTTTAACGAAGTCGCTGTCTTCCCCGTAGTCATCAACCCATTTCTGCAACTGCTGTTTGTTGGTGCCTTCCACCGTCCGGCTGTCAATCTGCGCAGTTTTCCAGCGGTGTTTATATTTGCGGAAACATTCGCGGAAACGCCCGGTATTACGCGTCGGGTTCCCGAACGCCACCCAGATGATTTCGGTGTCTTCGTCCGTCAGCGCACCCTCTGCTACCTCCCACACCAGATCGGCAATGTTGGATGCTTCGTCGAAAACCACGATGATGCGTTTGCGCTCGTTGTGTAGTCCGGCGAATGCCTCAGTGTTGTGCTCAGACCAGGGGATTGCGTCAGCTCGCCACCGCTTGTCGTGCCCAGGATCATTGCTGTACATCGCGGTAGCGGTACAGGTAAACCAGTCTTTCGTGATGGCAAGGTTCGACCACTTGATAATTTCCGGCCAGGTCTTCGTTCGTAGCTGGTTGTCGGTGTTGGCGGTCACCACGACCTTACAATCCTCGCAAGTGGACATGCCCCAGTTGATCAGCATTGAGATGAATGCGGATTTACCAATACCGTGACCAGAAGCGCGTGCCAGCATAAGCGGCTGATATCGCGTCTCTGGATTCTGCAGGTGATCACGTATCTCTCGGAACGCATCGGCCTGCCACTGACGTGGACCGGTGGCATGTGCCAGTTCAGTACCCTCTTCCCCCCACGGGAACGCATAGAGGGCATAGCCAAGCGGATCGTGAGTGAACCCTGCAATATCCTCGATCAACTGCTCTTCAGGAGATAACGCTGTATCTGTCACTGATTACCATCCTGACGTTCTTTGAGTCGCTTCCTGGCTGCTGCTATGCGATCAGCAATTGTCACATTCACATTAACATCCAGACGTTCTTTGAACGCGTTGACATCAACATGCTTACCAATCAGTTCTAGGTTCTTCACCTTGTCAGGCCATTTAATTTTTTTGAGGATTGTCTCTATCGAATCCTCGTTCATGTTCATGATGGTCGATGACAGATCAAAGCCACTAAGCGTAGTGCGCCAGATTTTCGGCCACTCACGGATTGGTTTAAGGCTCCCATCGTCGTTGAGGATGTCGATCACGTCCATCTGGTCGATCTCCACCAGGCGCATGAGAACGTAATCAGCACTGACGCGCATTCGTTTGTTGCGCTCCTCCATCAACTCGGCAATCCGTTTCTGAATGCGTTCATCGCGCATCATGACACTGGCTTTAACTGCCGCTGTATTTGGGGAGAATCCTGCGTTAATCGCTGCCTGAGTCTGGTTTTCAGGCGTTTTGATGTATGACTGGCAATAAGCCTCCTGCATTGCAGTTAGTGGCTTAAATTGCGTTGATTTGCGTTTATAGGTTTTAGGTTCAGCAGGCATCATAACCACCGTGGTAATAGTTACCGTTGTGGTAATAGTACCATGCAAAATAAAGCCGCCATAGTTGGCGGCAGTATTCAAAACCCATCAAATTCATCATGCATAATCTACTCGTGACATTTCACACTATTAATTTCGTTTCATGCCAGCCTTTAGTCACCCAGCATTGCGAGTCACCATTACAAGGGCATGAATTAACTGGAACTCTCTCGCCGCACTTACCGCAACGTTTTCTGCTGATCGATTTTATACGCCCGCGCACGCGTGCATCATCCTGGCGGATCAGTAACGCTATATACTCACCAAATTCGTAAGGCGCACGCCCGGGGCGACGCGTGGCACAGTTACGCTCCAGCATTTCAATTTCCTGAGCATCAAGCACAATTTCCAGCTTACGCACACCAGATGCAGCTTGTCTTGCTCTCTGAGCGGCTTTGCGCTCTGCTGCTGATTTAGCCATCAATATTTACCTTTATCGCGTACACCTTTACCGGCTTATCGCCGAAGTGCGGATGTGTGATTGTTTTCACTTCATATCCGTTATACGGGACATCAATTCTGCGACTGAAGTCGTCGCGCTTCGGATATCCCTTTGTGATAATCAGGCGGTCATACTTACGGTTAACGAGGCGCTTTTTCCAGTAGTCATTACACAGGCGATACTCTTCCGTTTTCTCTCCGCGAATCATGGCATCGAAGTATTCACCTTTAACGGCAAGTTGCAGGTTAGCCACGGTTAACCACCTGCTTCGGTGCTGCTGGCATTTCACGCCAGTGCGTAACTGAGTGCGGATCCGGATATTCGGTGCCATCATCCCAGCGATTACCATTCCACATTGCAGACCACATCTCACCGTCTTCATACATGACCATTACCGGAATTAACTTATCCGGCATTCGCTCACTACAGCTTATCCAAGCATCCGGAGTTACCGGAGAATTGCCACCCTGAACAGTAGGCATATCCGGACCTTTGCGAATCGCCCTGGCAAGATCGATTGGGTCGTCGTACAACCAGTCACCTGTTTGCGGATGATTGGCTTCTGCCAATTGTGCAGCCCACTCCAGGCCGTCTTTGTGTCCTTGCAGATAGTCCAGCGGTAACTCATCACTATTACTTACAGGTTCGGCCTGAAGCATGGCGGCGCGATAGGCGTTCCAGCCGACAGCTTTTCCGTGTTCAAACGCGCTGTCAAAGTCATCATCCATTTCCATCGCAGCGGGCACAGATACCGGCGCTGGAGGGACGGTGTAGAGCGGCATTACCTCAATATTGAAGATATCCCCCTCGCTTGGACACGCCTCTGCGCTACCGTAAACCCAAGGGTGAACGACTCCGTTACGCTTGTTGATTAATCTGTGCGCCCACGCCACAGGCTCCGCTTCGAGCGATGCCAGCGCGATACGCGCATTATTAATCAGGAGGCTATCAGCAGGAGATAAAACAACATGAGCGTTTCCCTCCGCATCAATTTCAGAATTCGTAATTTTTCTGAACAGCTTTGCCAGTTCTTTGGTAATAGTGCTCATGGGTTAGTCCTCACCTTTCTGTTGCACTACCGGAACCGATAAATCGACGCACCAGGAGATAACGCCGAATTGATCATCGTTCTGCGCTTCACCCCAAACGTAATATTTTGATCCTGGCCGACCCATTGCCGGGTCAAATACTTCTATGCCGCGTTCTGCCGTTAACGACATCAGAATCTGATGCAGGCCGCCTTTGATGTTCAGTGACGGAACGGTCAGGAAGTAAATAAACCCGTAAAGCAATTCGGCCTTGCGCTGGCTTCCGTAAAAATACGGGATTTTGTAATAATCCAGCGCGTCGTCGAGCCAGTCTGTTTTGTCGTGGAATTTCTGATGCCAGCGTTCCACTACCTCATCGACAGGTTGACCGGCAACCATTGCAACGCAGGTAGCCATGCAGGTGTTAAATGTTGGCTGCATTTGATGTTGAAGCATCACTCCCCCTTACCGATGCCGGCGGCGCGGTCTATGCGTTCGATTTCAGCCAGAATTAAAGCCCCTGCTTTTACCAGGTTGCGACGGCGGGCATTTGGCTTCCACCATGAAGCATCCCAAGGCCACCCCCACGGCTTGCCACCATTGCGGTTAACAGTTTCTGTTTCGTTTATGTAACAAACCGCCGCCATTGCCAGTTCCCCGTTGCAGTGTTCGTCATCATGCTCTGGCATCCACCCATCAACCGATTGTTGCCGCTGGCGCTCTGCTATCACATCCAGAATTGCAGGATTGAATGCACGCGCTTCCAGTTCAGCGATTCGCTTCTCTGCGGCTTCCAGCTCAACACGCAGCTTCCCTACAGTTAGCGCAATTTCCTCGTTCTCCTGATCGCGGCGTTTTATGTATTGCTGGTTTCTTTCCCGTTCATCCAGCAGCGCCAGCACGGTAGCTGGATTGGCTGCGGCGATGAATTCAGCATTGGCCTGCTGTTCCATTTGGAAATCTTCATAGAAACGGCTTTCTGGATGCGCTCCTTCAATTCTGCAAATAGGAATATATCCAGCAACCTCGCGATGAATTAGTGCATCATCACCATCAAATCGTCCCTCTCCATATTCGAGCGACCACACACCACACGTTGCTTTCTCTGCCTTTTCACGCAGTGCCTGATAGTCAATTGTCATTCTCGCCATCCTTCACAGTTGTAATCACTACAGCCTTCAAAATCATATGGGCTGTACTGCCAGGTTATTTTTCCGCAATGCGGACAATTCCAACGCACCTTCCCGCTTCGCGACTTCTTTCTTCTGTTCTGCTCTTTCAACCAGTCAGGCATGACCAAACCTGCGCCCTGAACCATTGTTCTGCGATTAAAGTTATTGATATTGAACGTCCGGCGCTTTGCTGAATCAGCAATGGAAAATGGCAACCAAACTATTCCTGGTTCGTTTTTGTTGGCGACGCTAAAGATGGTCGCTTTACTGAAGTCATCTGTTGGCAATCCACCGTGTTGAAGCCAGTAAACATCGTTGCCGTTCCAGCTACCTTTTTTGTAGGCCACATACGCAGTGCAATCTGGCTCAATCAGGTTTTCTGTAGGGATGTACTGGCAATCAACGTGCCACACAGCCATTGCATCCACGATATCAGCGCAAACAGGCTGATCGATATCTCGACCACAATTCCAGGCTTTTTGGGCTTCTTCCAGCGTGTAAACATGAGCGCGATCGATATTAGAACTGTAACCATTGCCGTTATGGCAATGGAATGAAGCGTTATTACCCACAGTTTCACGCAAGCACATCATGTAAAAGCGGTTATTCACTGGCTGCTTCCTTTGCGAATCTGTTCCGCCCATTCTTCAAGGGATTTCTCCGCATATTCACCAGACAGGCCATCAATCGGATGCGCTTCATTAGCCAACTCTTCTTTCGCTGACAAAATCATGCGTGTAACGTCGAAAACTTCACGCAAAGACTTATTGATAAATCCGTGATTGAACGCAGCAGCAAGACGGCTGGCGGTATAGTTAATCCCCTCGTTGCGTGCTTCCGCACGAATTTCAGACAGGAAAGCATCGGTGGCTGGGGTGTCTGATTGCATAGACTTTGCGCGATAATCATTCCACCCTCTTGCATATATGGGATTAACTTGCACCCCATCTTTTACGCAATATGCCTGACCTCCACGGTTGATAACCTTGATTTCGTCCATAGCGCCAGACTTCAGCCCCGCATTCTCCGCCGCCAGCGCATTAGCACGCACCAGTTGCACTTCCAGTTGCGTTGCCAAATCGCTGATCAGCTTTGCCACACTACGCATATCAACGGCACCACATTCAGCTTTCAGTTCCGAAGCCATCTCATGCCCGGCGGCAACTAACCCTTTGATATTACTTTCCATCTTTACCCTCGCTTATCCACATAACTTATTGATTACATTGATAACTAAAAAGATCGTCGATTCAGAACTTTTCGATGTTCCAGCCACCACCTGCTTTCTTTGGTTTAACCGTTACCCCGATGATTCGGAACGGATACTGATCTGCGGCGACTTTGGTTTTCACTCTGGCGTCGTCGGTCCAGAAACCTTTCACTTCGTGCAGTTCCATCTCGCCGGAGGCGAGCATCACAGCGAAATCGGGCGTATAAAACGTGTTATCAGCTAACCGCAGCTTGATACCCTCGAACCGATACCAGGCGATTTCCCCTGCACGTTTACGCTGCTCAAGGTGCTGGCAATACGCAGATTCTGTTTTGTTCATCTGGCCTGTTTTGAGTCGACCAAGAGCCTGTATCTGTTTTCTCATGATTTACCCCTGAGGTAATTAAAAACCACATAAGACACGAAATCAATAGATTTTAGAATATTTTATTACCCAGCAGGTAATCATCGAGACGTAAAAAAATGCGCTATCGCGCTGGTATTACTTGATAAATCCTGCCGCCTTTCCCCGCCTGTATTCCTCCATCAGCCACTGCGCCGGTGTTATTCCCCCAAGGGTGGCGGCGTTAGGCATGCACCCGAAACTTCGCCCTGGTGGATGGTAAACGTCTCTCCCTGTGTCCGGAGGTGTACTCATGGGTTCTGGCTTTGCCTGTATGCTGATCACCGGATCGGGTATCTGCTGTCCGGAAGCCACCTTTTTCGCCCAATCATCGAGCAGCCTGCGCGCGTGTTTCTCAACCTCAATCTCGCTAAGCTGGCGCTGATACATTGCACGGCGGGTATCACATACGACCCAGTACATAACCGGATGCCGCCACGGGAATCTTTCGGGACCACCAGGATATAAACTTTTTTCCTTGCTGTACCGGTGAAACTCCGCCATCACATCGTCAATGGTGACGCCAAGAACCATCTTGCTGTCTTTACACCACTTGATAAATTGCCCTGGCGACGGCCAGAACGGAGATTCACTGGCGCGGGCGTGGCGCATACCAGCAGAAACCTGTTCACGGGTTCGGATCCCCCCTTCGGCAAACGCAGCAATCCACTGCTGTTTTGCAGCAACTTCCTGCTCTGGCGTCTTCAGGTTGGTTACCACTGCCGCCGGAAACAGTTGTTTCAGCTGTTTGAAAAGGGCATCAACAAGCCTCTCTGCTGACATGTTCACTACGTTGTCATTGTTGGTGTACTGATGCTCATAACCTGACATGCGAGAAAGGGCTTCTCCGTCACGGTTTTGTATTGCGGTAAAAACGTTGTTCACAAGAAATCCTCCCACGCTTCAGGGCTGTTCCAGTGCGGAACGTTGTTATCAGGTAATGTTGATTGCTTCTGTCTGCTAATCTGCAGCCGCCTTGCCAGCTTCTGCTCCCACTGTGCCTGATGGTATGCCTTACCCTCAGCCATCCAGTAAATTCTGAACTCTGCAAGTTCCTGTGCCGTTGGCAGACTGTCCAGGTAGATCCCCTGCAATGAGCTTTTCCGAAGAAAGTCATCTGATGGCTGCCATTTTTCATGCATGACAAATTTGCCTAATTGCCCTGGCCCACCAGGAGGAACAAAGTTATTCATCACGGCGTTGTTTGCGCCGGGGTCATGATGCACAGAATCCCCGTTTTTTGTCCTGCTCTCCCTCTCTTGGTTAAATGACTGGTTATATGACTGGTTCTGGATCCCGTTTTTGGGATCATTCAACATCCCGTTTTTGGGATCATTCAACATCCCGTTTTTGGGTATATTCCCGTTTTCGGTAACATTACCGTTTTCGGGTTCATTGCCCCCCTCTCGGTTGCCTTTAATGTTCCCGTTTTTGGTTATATTAAGAGAGAAAACCCGCACTCTTTTTGTCGCTCCCTTTCTCTCCCCGGTATCTGAAATAAGCCCCATTTTCATGAGCGATATAAGTCCGGCCTGCACGGTTTTTTTATTCAGGCAAGTGTCTTTAACGAGGCGTTCTATGCTGGGGTAGCAGAGGTTATATTCATCGGCTCTGTCAGCCATCGAGAGCAGTATGAGCTTTAATGACGAGCTACCTGGATCTGTCTCCCAGGCCCAATCTGTTGCATGTCTGCTCATGATTAATCTCCGCTATCAGCTTGAATGTTGTGGGGAGGAATTAATCATGATCTGCTTAATCTCTGCCCTGATACGACGGTTTGATTCCATGGTGCACTCAACACAGTGTCCGTTGTAAACCCAGCGTTCACTGTCATGTCCGTGCTTACATGTTTTTCCGGTGTAGTAGCGTTTAAGTCCGCGCTTTGCGGCATCAATACGTGTAATGATTTCCATGGTAAGCCCTGTTATTAGTATTGGGATTACGGTTATTTTGTGCTGACACAAAAAAAAGATCAACCACATTTGGTTTTTTATTACCTTTGAGGTGCGAATAGATATGAAAAGACCGCCGGATGGCGGTCTACAGAGGGTTGTGGCTGGATATCATGAGTAGAAGAAGTATGCCAGTTCTGCTTTTGAGCGCAGCCATTGTCTTGATTTACAGGCTTTAAAAAGCCCATCCATCAATACCTTACCTGGCATTTTGCGCTTACCTGTTAAGTGAGTCTGGATATAGTGACTCGTCGTTCCGGCTTCCTGTGCGAAGGCTTCACGCTCATCCGGAGTAAGTGCAAGCCAGTGCTTTTTGAAATCGAAATGTCCGTTATCGCTCATAGCTATTGCCTGATATTTATTTCAGATAATAAATATTCACCTATAAGGTAACAAAAATCAAGGATAGTTACCCATGAGGTGCATTTACCTGTTGGGTAATATTGCTTTAAATTGAATCATCTTCTGATTCAGATATGAGGCGATTTTCCAGAAAATGAAAAGTATCCAGGACGTCCGCAGGCAAAATCTCAACGACTTGATCGACCGTGAATTCAATGGTGTTCAGACGCGGATGGCTGAAAAACTTGGAACTCAGGCAAATCTGGTAAACCGCTGGGCTCTTGGCAAGAAGGTTATCGGCGACCAGGTTGCGCGAAAAATTGAAGCTGCCGCCAATAAACCCCGTAACTGGCTTGATATCGATCGCTCGCTTTCTCAGGAAGGTTTTCAGCCTGTCGGCCCGAGTGATATAGGTCAGCTGGCTGCTCACAACCTGGAACGCTGGATGAGCGAAAGCCGCGACCTTTCAACGCAGGGAAAACTACACCGCGCATCCGGCGTCGCCCAGGTGACAATCAGCCGCCTGTTAAACAATGAGGTCAGCGTTTCCATTTCCACCCTGGAGAATGTTGCATCCGCATTCGGGCGTCATGGCTATGAATTACTGATTCACCCGCACGACCCTGCGACTATCAACTATGACCGCTCGCGCTACGCATTGTTACCCGAAACCGAGAAAGCAAAGATCGAAAGTTACATTGAATTTGTCATCAACCAGAACGAAAAAAACAAACAATAAAATCATATTTTTCAGTAAGTAAGCCGCCTTCTGGCGGCTTTTTTATTGCCTACTCGATTACCTAACGGGTAATTTTTTTAACTCATATCTATTGACATCAAACCAGATACGCATAATTATTACCTCAACGGTAACAGACCGAGGTAACAAGTTATGCAGTGGAAAATCATCAACGGTTGGTACTGCGTTACTGCATGCGGATTCATGAGCTGGAAGTTCCGCACATTACAGGAAGGCATTAAGTGGGCTTTCGTCAGCAAAGAAGCTCGCGATGTAGCCAACGATAACGAGATATGGGAGGGCTGATAATGAACGTTAATCAGCAGAAAAATCTTCAAAAAATCATGCTGGCATTCGACAAGGACTACCGTCTGTCAGAACAGCTATATGACCGACAAGTTGAACTGATTGAGAGTATCCGGCTTCATCAACTGGCATCAACTTTCGACGTTGTAACAGTTAAAGGCGTTCGCCAGGAAGTACTGGAGGCCGCTAAAGACAGCCCTGAGTTCGAAGAACTAATGGATGCCTACCGGCGCGAGGCAATGGCAATTATCGCCCGCTGGGATCTGGCTGATCAGCTTGATGGGCAGAGGGACGCGGCATGAAACCGGGAATTTATTTCGACATCAGCAACGAAGACTACCACGCCGGTGACGGCGTGAGTAAGTCGCAACTGGACATGGTTGCCAAGAATCCGGCGCTTCTTAAATGGGTTCAGGCAGCACCAGAAGACGAAGAGAAAAAGTCTGCACTGGATATGGGAACCGCATTGCACTGTCTGCTTCTGGAGCCTGGAGAGTTCGACAAACGCTTCATTGTTTCACCGAAATTCGATCGTCGGACGAAACAAGGTAAAGCTGACGAAGAGGAATTTCTTCGTGATGTGGCGGATATGGGGATTACGGTACTTGATGCCGAGCAGTGGCGGAAACTGGAGCTGATGCGTGATAGCGCAATGGCTCACCCGGCGGCACGCTGGATGCTGGAAGCACCTGGTTACTGCGAAGCATCAATGTACTGGAACGATGAAGAGACGGGGGAGTTGTGCCGAATTCGTCCAGACAAATGGCTGAACGAGCACAACGTGATCGTCGACGTGAAAAAGGTTGCAGATATGGACCGTTTTGCACGCCACATCGAGGAATTCCGCTACCACGTGCAGGACGCAATGTACCGCGAAGGCGCAATGAGGGTTACTGGTCAGCCGCATGGTTTTTTCTTTCTTGCCGTGAGCGAAAGCATTGATTGTGGTCGGTATCCGGTACGCGTGTTCGAGCTGGATGCGCAGGATGTCGATGCCGGGCACGCTCTGTTCCGCCGGGATCTGAATACCTATCACGAATGCCGCATCAATGATGAATGGGGCGGTGTGGAAATCATTAAACGCCCTGAGTGGGCACGCAAACAGGATATGTACATATGAGCAACGACATCGCAAACATCAACGCACCAGTAGACACAGCAATCGCTGGAACTGCTGCAACTATTTTCAGCCCAGACGGCTTGAACCAACTGATGAAATTCGCCGAGGTAATGGCGCAAAGCCGCGTAACTGTACCGGCGCACCTCGCCGGGAAACCAGCTGATTGCATGGCCGTGGCAATGCAGGCTGCGCAGTGGGGAATGAACCCGTTTGCCGTGGCTCAGAAAACCCATGTTGTGAACGGCACGCTAGGTTATGAAGCCCAATTAGTAAACGCAGTTATCTCAACGATGTCGCCAACAAAAGATCGCATCAACTACGAGTGGTTCGGGCCGTGGGAACGCGTGATCGGTAAGTTTGTTGAGAAAACATCCAAAAACGGCAATCCATATATCGCACCAGGCTGGACTCTAAAAGACGAAGAAGGCTGCGGTGTTCGCGTATGGGCAACCATGAAGGGCGAGGATCAACCTCGAGTGCTTGAGTTAATGCTGTCTCAAGCACAGGTAAGAAACTCCACACTTTGGGCCAGTGATCCGAAACAACAACTCGCATACCTTGCGACAAAACGCTGGTCTCGCCTGCACTGTCCTGACGTAATCATGGGCGTCTACACCCCAGACGAATTACAGGAAACGGCACCGCGCGTTGAGCGAGACATTACTCCGCAAACGACCACTGCTGCGGGAATGAACAGTCTGATCAACGCTAAACCAGCGAAAAAGCCTGATGAGCAAACGCGTAAATCGGACAGCCGTGATCCAGAAGAAATGCTGATGGCCTTTACCAGCGCAGCGATTAATTACAGCACTGTCTCCGAACTGGATAAGGCTTACAAATACATTGCACAAAAACTTTCAGATGATGACGAACTGCTGGCAAAAGCCACCGACGTTTACAGCGTTCGTCGGGAAGAATTAAACGAAACATCTATGTAACCACCACCGCGGCGCCACGCGCGCCGCACTGCAACCAAGAGAGGTATTTATGAAAGGTGCATTAGGTAAGAAGGAACTCCTGGCGGTGGTTCCACTGTCATGGAGCACTATCGACCGTATGGAGCGCGCAGGGGAATTTCCTAAACGCTGGTATATCACCGATAAACGCTGCGCATGGAACCGTGATGAAGTTGAGCGTTGGCTTGATGAACGTCAGGCAGCAAGCCCGGCAGAGTTCCAGGGTAAAAAGCCTCCTGTTCAGCAACGTGTATATCGTCCCGTGAGCAACGCTGCATGAGTGAGCTGCTAAGGCACTGGAGCAAATGGTCAGGATGGTACTTATTCCTGGCCTCTGTTTCAGCATGGCTTTATCTACTGGCATTAATTTTCAGAGAGGGTTGGATTAAGTGAGAAAGTTAAGCCGACTTGAAAAATATCACATGAATAAGGTTTCAATGCGCAGTCCGTCAAAGATTGTCGCCGTTACTCCTGCGGCGATAGAGATCGAAAAACGCGCGATTGAAAGAGAGAAAAAAGGGCAATTCCGCATTGCCGCTCACCTTTGGCTTCAGTGTATGGATGTTGCTTCTGGTGATGTTGAACGTGCAAGGATCGCGGTTCGCAGGGACCAATGTATCACAAAAGGTAACGGCCTTCGCCGTGGCGACTATAGCGGAATAGGATGTTGTGGGGTGGTTTATGACTAAGAAATACACACTAATCTATGCAGATCCACCCTGGGTATACCGGGACAAAGCCGCAGATGGTAATCGCGGTGCCGGTTTTAAATATCCGGTTATGAGTGTGCTGGATATCTGCCGCCTTCCTGTGTGGGATTTGGCCGATGAAAACTGTCTGTTGGCCATGTGGTGGGTGCCAACACAACCACTCGAAGCACTAAAAGTTGTTGAAGCCTGGGGATTCCGTCTGATGACGATGAAGGGCTTCACGTGGATAAAATGTGGTAGTCGACAACCAGATAAACTGGTTATGGGTATGGGACACATGACTCGCGCCAATAGTGAAGATTGCCTGTTTGCGGTAAAGGGAAAACTACCTACGCGCATTAATGCAGGGATCGTTCAGTCATTTACCGCACCGCGGCTTGAGCATTCAAGAAAGCCAGATATCGTTCGTGAAAAACTTGTGCAATTATTAGGCGATGTTTCTCGCATTGAACTGTTCGCCCGCCAGACGTCTCATGGATTCGATGTTTGGGGTAATCAGTGCGAAGACCCGGCAGTGCAACTACACCCTGGATACGCGTTGGATATCGGCGGATTAACAAATGCATTCAGCAATGCTCCGCTGTCACCAACAGACAACCAGGGGCGGGAGCGTGCAGCATGAACCTATATCAACGCATCAATGGCGCTGACTGGTGCAATATCTTCGTCGTCGGCGATCTGCATGGGTGCTACACGCTGCTGATGAACGAACTCGACAAAGTTTCATTCGACCCGGCGCGCGATTTGCTTATTTCCGTTGGTGACCTTGTTGACCGCGGCGCTGAAAACGTCGAATGCCTGGATTTGATTACTATGCCGTGGTTCCGAGCTGTTCGTGGCAACCATGAGCAGATGATGCTGGATGCACTGGTCAACGGCGGAAGTTTCGGACATTGGATGTCAAACGGCGGTGGATGGTGGCACCAACTTGATTCTGAGCAGGATGTGCAACTCAAATACCTTCTGCCAAAGGTTGCCAACCTCCCGATGATTATCGAACTGGTTACCGGCAATAAGAAGGTCGTCATCTGCCACGCAGACTACCCGCACAACGAATACGCATTCGATAAGCCAGTACCGGAAGAAATGGTGATATGGAATCGTGAGCGGGTTAGCGACGCGCAGGACGGTATTGTCTCGGAGATAACCGGTGCCGATTTGTTCATCTTCGGTCATACGCCAGCACATCACCCACTGGTGTATGCAAACCAAATGTACATCGACACCGGCGCAGTGTTCTGCGGAAATCTGACGCTTACCAAAGTCCAGGAAGGATAG